TATTACAATTCCTAAACAACCTCAAGATGAAAATAAAGGTAACGACGCTGAACAATAGTAACGAGGTGGTCTAAATGACTGACCAATTATCTAAAGTTAAAATTGCACTCCAACTTAAAAGTGATGAATATGATGATTTACTTAAAATTTATCTGAAAGATGCAAGTGATGCTTTAAAGTTACTCTTATCAATTAATGAAGACCTGCCACAGCCGTTAGAACATATTGTGCGTGCGGTTGCCGTTAAAAAATTTAATCGGCTTAAAAACGAAGGTATGGCTAGCTATTCGCAAGATGGAGAAAGTATTACTTTTAATTCCAATGATTTTGACGATTTTAGAGATGAGATTGATCAATGGAAGAAAGACAATAATGGCGTAAATTGTGGAATGTGGGTGAATCCATATGAGGTATGACACGATTGTTAGCTTGTTTAAGAATTCTGATGGCAAATATAATTCACGTACTCATAAACACAATGCTGAACCTATTCTTGTTGATTCATTCTTTGCTAATGTTACTGACTTAGGACTTAAGAACCAAGTTCAGCTATTGGGCGGAATCAAACAAGGCACTAAAACGATTAGGTTTAAAGAAAAAGTAGCTGCTAATTGGGATTATTTAACGATTGATGGAGATGATCGAAAGTATCGGTTCATTAGTTCGTTAATTGTTCAAAAAGGTTACGCAGTGATTGTGGGCGAAGACGTTGGTTGACGTAAAGATTGAGGGGTTAAGTGCTCTTATTAGCAATCTTGACGCTAGAAAGTATTCTGGTAAGCAAATTCGTAATGTGGTCATGAAAAACGGGGCAGACCTTCAAGAAGACGCTCAAAAACGTATGACTAAAACAGTGGCTTATGTTAAGGGATATTCAAAGGGAACAACGAGACGTAGCACGACATTAACAATCAGTGATGATGGAATGAAAGCTACTGTTGCTCCTAGAACGTCTTATTTTCCATATGTTGAATACGGAACTAGATACATGGAAGCAGAGCCAACACTTAATCCTGCTTTTCAAAAAATTAAGCAGCAATTCTATAAGGACGTAATGAATTTGATTAAAAAATGATAGATGTACAAGAAGAGCTTTTTGATAGGCTCTATTTTTTTGCTCAAAATGAGTTAGGTTTTGATACTTATGATTCATTACCTAGAGACGGGACTAAGTACCCGTTTGTTGAGATAGCAGAAACCGATTTAGTTTCTGATAATTTGAAAAACGCATATTCTGGGACAATTACTCAAACAATTAACGTTTGGGGCGACCAAGATATGCGTTTTTTAGTTGTTCAAATGATGAACAAATTTTGTGTTGACCGCATGAAGAGCGATCATTACACATTTAATCTAAAAAATCTGCAAAAAAGAATATTACCCGACTCAAGTGTCCCTAATACTCGATTATTTCACGGTATTTTGACGCTTGAGTTTGTTTATACGAAAGGAAAGATTTAAATGGCAGAAGTTCAAGCATTAGCAGGTAAGCGAATGGTTTCATATTTTCGCTTGCTGAAGAATGCAACAAAAGAAAAAGCTGAGATTGTTCCACTTGAAGGGGATTCAAGCATCTCTTTCAAGCGTAGTTCTAAATCGACAACTACCAAATCTGGAAATATTTCAACTAGTGCTGGTTTAACGACTGAAATTGACCAAACATTCTATGAAGGTATCAACAAAGTTTCAGACGAATTCTATGACGCAGTACTTAATGATGAAGTTGTCGAGTATTGGCTAGTTAACCTAGACCGAGTTAACGATAAGGGACAATTCTGGGCTATTTATGCAAGAGCTAAGGTTACCGAAGATAAGCCAAGCTTTAAAGCTGACGCAACGGCTGAACGGTCTCCAAAGATGGAAGTTATTGGTACTCCACGAAGAGGATACTTAACTCTTAGTGATTACGATCAAGACATGCTTGCTTACGCATTCCGTGGTATTGGTCAAATTACTGATACTCCTAAGGAAGATGGTACTGATGGCGGTGGTTTAGCTTATGAAAAGAATAATCCACGTGAAGATACTGTCCCAACTGGAGCATCTGATGATAGTAAAGCAAATACTACTCAAGGAGGTAACGCCTAATGCAAATTAAGATCAATGATAAAACTTATGAATTAAATTTCGGTATTCGTTGGGTTCTTTTAATGAACCAGAATCACAACATTAGCGGGAATGGTCTTAATCAAGGCATGGGAATTAATCAAGCCGTGGCATCACTATCTCAATATGATCCAATTGGCTTATCTGAGATTCTTTTAAGTGCCACATGGATTAATAAGGAACGTCCAACATCTGCTGATATTGACCATTATTTAGAAACTGATGCTGATATTAAGAAGTTATGTGACAGCATTTTGAAAGAAATCGAAACTGCCAATGCTACTAAGGCTCAAGTAAAAAACGTTCTAAAGACTATGAAAAAGGCACAAGAACAAGCTATGAGCAAGAATTTAGAGAAATTAGGCTAAATTCCTTAGCTTATTTAGGTTTTCATAGTCTAAAAGATATAGATGCAATGACTATTGCTGAATATGAACTTCGAATGGAGGCATATAACCTAAAACAGGTAGAAAAACAATATGATTCCGCAACGTCAGCATGGATGAACCGAAATGCGCAAGCATTTGATAAGGAAGGTAATGCTGTTTTTACTGATTTTAATGATTTCTTTGATAAGCAAGAAGCAATTGACCAAGTAAGAAGTACGTTTGAGCCTGATTATAAGCCGTTAAGTAGTAAATCTAAGCAAAATCATATAAGTAAGCAAGACATTATGATTAAGCGAATTAAAGAGTATCAAAAATTGCACCCAAGAAAGGAGACAACTAATGAATAGTGAATCATTTAGCATAGTTGCCATTCTTTCAGCAATTGATCAAGGATTTACTTCCGGTTTGGATGCAGCAGCAGCTAAAGCAAAATCTTTCAGTGAAGGTTCAAAAATCTCAATGGAAGATATTGGTACTGGTATGACTGTAGCAGGTGCAGCAGTTACTGCAATGGGTGTTAAGTCGCTTGATTCTTTTGGAAAATTCGAAGCCAGTTTGAACCAAGCAGCAGTTGTTGCAGGTGGTACAGCTAAAGATATTGGTCAACTTGATGATTTAGCCAATAAGATGGGGGCTGACTTACCATTATCTGCACAAGATTGTGCTGATGCCATGATTGAAATGGCTCGTAATGGTGCATCTATTGGAGATATTAAGAAACAATTCCCAGCAATTGCACAAGCTGCTACTGCTGCAGGTTCTGATATTAAAGCTACTGCTGGCGTTGTACAAGAAGCGATGAATATCTGGGGTAAGTCGCTAGATAGTCCACAACAAGCAGCTGCAATTTTAGTTCAGACAGCGAACGCATCTAATGCAAGTGTTGAAGATATGCAACAGGCACTTGCTACTATTGGTGGTTCAGCTGGTCAAGCTGGAATGAGTTTGCAAGTAACATCTGAAGCAATTGGTTTGTTAACTAATAAGGGATTTAGTGCTGCGCAAGCTTCTATGGACCTGAACCATGCTATTTTGCAAATGATGGCTCCTTCTAAAGTTGCAAAAGATGCAATGACTAGTTTGGGTATCAGCTTTACTGATGCGCAAGGAAACATGAAGAAGTTCCCTACAATTTTGCGTGAATTAAATCAGGCTTTAAACGGCTTAAATCCTGATGAAAAAGCTCAAAAATTAAAGGCGATGTTTGGTACTGCTGGTATGCAAGCCATTGTTCCACTGCTTGATACAGTAAAGAATAAGACTAATGATGTCAAAGTATCTTGGGACGCTTATGCAAGAGAACAAGAAAAAGCAGCCGGTTCTACCAAAAAGGCTAATGCTTCTTTGAAAGAGCAAGCCGAAGAAATGCAGAAGAACGTTGGTTCAAGTATTGAACAATTAGGCGGTAACTGGGAATCACTTCGTAATAAGTCTATGAAGTCTGCTCAGGACATTAATGGAGCGTCAATTAGAAATGCTAACGCTATGCTCCAATGGGCTACTGATTCTAATTCTGCAACTGCTCAATTTATTCGTGGATTCATTGGCTTAAGTCCTGCTATTGGTACTGCAACAACTTCTGTTGGATTGTTTTTAAAGAATGCAAAAACTATTGCAGGAACTATTTCAGGAGGAATTACTGGAATTAGTAACTTTGTGAAAGTTGGAACTGGGATTGTTCAGGTAGCATCAGGTGCTAAAACTGCTGAAGCAGCTTTTGGAAAATTAGCTGAAAGTTCACATTTAGCAGCTGCTGCGCAAAAAGCCTGTGCGGCTGCATCATTTATTGCACAACATGCTTTAGCATTTGGAATAGTTGGAGCGATTACTGTTGTAGTAACTGCTTTAGTTTTATTCTTCACTAAGACAAAAACTGGGCAACAAATGTGGTCTAATTTCGTTAATTGGTTAAAAAATGCGTGGCAATCACTGGTTCAAATAGCGCAAACAGTATGGAATGCTATAGTTCAAGCCTTCAATACATCTGTAAATGCAGTAAAAGGTGCTTGGAACGAAATTGCAGATTTCTTTAGTAATTTATGGCAGGGAATTGTGCAGGTAACCAAATCTATTTGGTCTGGTTTAACCCAATTCTTCTCTCAAATTGCAACGATAGTTCAAAATGTTTGGAATAGTTTAGCAAGTTTCTTTAGTGGTTTATGGAATGGCATAGTTTCAGTTGCTAAGGGTATTTGGCAAGGATTAGTTTCTTTCTTTAGCCCATTAATTAATGCTATAGCTTCAATATGGCGAAGCTTAGTTACAGTAGTCAAGAATGTTTGGCAGAGTATAGTAGACGGCGTTAAGCCAATCATCTCTGCACTTAAAAATTTATTTAGTGCATTAGCTGATTTCTATAGAACTTTGTGGACTGGAATTGTTACTGTGGCTAAGGCAATATGGCAAGGTCTTGTTGTTGTCTTTGGTGTTATTGTTTCTGCAATTAAAGCAATCTGGAATCCTATAAAAGCTTTCTTTAGTGGATTATGGACTGGAATTGTTACTGTAGCAAGAGTAACTTGGCAAGGATTAACTGTACTTTTCACAGCTATGGTTACGGTAATCAAAGCTATTTGGAATCCGATTAAAATATTTTTTAATTTGTTGTGGCAAGGGATTGTGTTAGTTGCAAAAGTAACTTGGCAAGGTTTGGTTGTCATCTTTAAGACAATAGTTGCAGTTATCAAAGCAATCTGGACCCCAATCAAAGCTTTCTTTAGCTTATTATGGCAAGGAATTTTGCTTGTAACTAAAACTGTCTGGAATGTAATTAAAAATTACATTTCAACTGTGTTTAAAAATATTCAAACTGTAATAAGAGCTGGCATGAATATTATTAAGGCTGTATTCACTGCGGGTTGGAATATCCTTACAACAATTGTAAGTACAGTTTGGAAAGTTATTACTACTGTGATTTCAACAGCAATTAATGCTGTTGCTGGTATTATTAGAGCAATTACTGCTGCGATTCGTGGTGATTGGTCTGGTGCGTGGAATGCAATTAAAGGTGTTGCTCAGACTATATGGAATGGCATTAAGTCAGTTGTTCAAATTGGAATTAATGCTGTTCAATCTATTGTTAGAACTGTAATGAATGCGGTTAAAGGCGTATTCAGTTCAATTTGGAATGCTATAAAAGGTATTTTCAATAATAACGTTCAATTCATAAAATCGGTAATGCACATTGATTTAGGCGCTCAAGGTCAGGCAATCATGGATTCTTTGCTTAGAGGTTTAAAGCAAGCTTGGGAAAATGTTAAGAGTTTTGTTGGCGGTATCGGTAACTGGATCAAGGAACACAAAGGTCCAATTAGTTACGATGAACAGTTATTAATCCCAGCTGGTCAAGCAATCATGTCTGGGTTGAATGGCGGTTTAACTGCTGGCTTTAGTGATGTACAAGATAATGTTTCAAGTATGGCTGGAGTAATTTCTGACCAAGTTACAAGTGTCATGGATACGGCGCAAAATGCTTTAGATGATGACCGCTTAACTATTCCTGCAATTAATTCGCAACAGTATTCTGAATCAATCGACCGACTTAATGGTATGGTTCAAGGCGGTAACTACAACCAAAACATAACCATGCAAGAGAGCGGATTGCAGAAGACTAATACTGAATTACTTCGTAAAATTGCCAATAAGGACAATACAATGATCCTTGATGATGGCACATTAGTAGCAAAAACAGCTCCTAAGATGGACGAATCTATTGGCAGCAAGGTTAACTTGAAAGACAGGTGGTCAAAATAAAGGATTTATTTTCTCAATTTAATAAACAATACCGTGAAGATTACGATTTTCACGATATTAATAAAAACGATGATCTAGATCTTTACTTGTCACCTGATGAAGGTTTTACCTTCGCTAATTTCAATTCTGCCGACAAAGGCTGGTGGCTTACTAGGAGGGATGCACCAACACCGAAAGAAAAAGAAATCACTTACTCTGTTCCTTACTCTCAAGGCGAAGAAGATTTTTCAAATTTAGACAACCAAAGATTTTTTGAAGCCCGTGAAATTACTTACGAGCTTCTTTTAGTTGATGAAGATTACTCATATAGGAAGGCAAAAGAAAAGGAGATCAAGCGCCTAATTATGCAAGCTGCAGGATATAGAGAGCTTGATGATACTTTTAATTCTGGCTTTTGTTTCTCTGCTAAATCTGAAAGCGTTGAATGTTCTGACGATGAGAGTAACGGAACTTTGACAGCGACAGTGAAGTTTAAAGCATATCCTTATGCGATTGCTAGAAGTTATGAAGGTAGTGATATCTGGGACGAGATCAATTTTGATAACTGGGAGGATCAACAAACCACTTTTGAAGTGAATGGTAGTTCTGTTAATGCTGACCTTGATAATTACGGCTCTAAGCCAGTAGAACTAGGTTTTGCGGTTACTGGGAAAGTTAAAGTAATGGGTTCTAATATCAATCTTGATTTAGATCAAGCTGGAGCAACTAAGGTAACGGTAATGCTACCAGTTGGAGTAACTAGCTTGACTGTTTCAGGTAACGGCACAGTTCACTTTCAATTCAAGCGAGAGGAGATGATTTAGTGGGCTATAGGATTG